TCCAAACCACTGTTTAACGCTTTTAGTAGTGGTCCACCAAACTCAATCGCAATATCAGTGAGTTTGTTCTTGAAGATTTTAAGTTGTGATTCTGTAGTTTCGTAGCGTTTACTTGCTTCATTAGTAAGTGCGTTGTTTTCTTTCCAAGCGGTATTAGAGCGACTAACTGCTTCGCCCATTCGGTCAGATGCAAGAGCTAGAGATTTCAGCATATTACCTTGACGAATACCTTTCATACCTAAATCTGAAAGGATACCGTCCATGTTCTTGCCTTCATCGTGCGCACGTTGTAAGCCTTTAATAAATGCTTGCAATGCTTCCGCTGGTTTCTGTTTCCAAGCCTGAGAGAATTCTTCTGCGGTCATACCTGCAGTCTGTGCGATAAGTTTTAGTTTAGAGCTTGCACCCTTACCTACACCAGCCACTGCCTTACCGATACCAGTAAGGGTCTGGTTCATCGCAGTTCCCCCTGCTTCGGCTTCAATACCCACACTACTCATAGCAGTAGCAAGGCCAAGAATTTCTGGGGTAGTTAAACCAGCAAGTTTACCGCCTGCTGCAAGACGGTTAGTCATTTCAACGATATCACGTTCTGTCGTGGCAAAATGGTTACCCAAATCTACCACGGCTGACCCAAAGTGTCCAGACCATGTACCAAGGTCTTTGCCAGATACTTGCATGATATTACCAATCTTAGCGATTGACGATGCAGCTTCTTCGGAGCTTAGGTTAGTAGACACTCCCAAATTAATCATAGTTTTGGAAAAGTCTTTGATCGCACCGATTGGTACACCTAACTGCCCTGCCGCTTCTGCTACGTGTGCGATTTCAACTGCACTAGATGGCATTTCTTTAGCCATCTCACGGATACTGGTAGATAGTTGGGCAAATTGTTGTGGAGTTCCGTCCACTGTTTTTTTAACGCCAGCAAACGCACTTTCATAGTCAATCGCAGCCTTAACCGCTACACCAGCACCAGCTAACAGTGGTACAGTCAGACCTTTTGTGAGTGTAGATCCAACACTTTGCATATTCTTGCCGATGCCTTGCATTTTCGATCCGAATGAATGCAAGCTATCACCAACTTGTGTCCACTTGCTAGACTGGATATTAATTTCTCTAGTGAGGTCGGCATATCGCCCCCTCAAATCTGATAAAGTCGTAGCAGTCTGCAACATCGCATTACGTGCGCCAAGCAAGTCTTCCTTGTTCTTTGCACTCGCACTACTCAAATCACCAATCTTTGATTTTAGATTATTGTAGTGTTCACTTTGTTGCTTTAAGATCCCCTCATAGGCCTTGATGCTGTTCGCAGTTTCACCCAATACGGTTTTCATTCCAGTTAGGTTCTTACCGCCTTTGCCGACATTCTTAAAGGATTTTTCCATCGCAGATAAAGAACGATCCAGACCACGCATATAAGAGCTTAATTGCTTGGTATTCCCAATAAATGGTTGGATATCCAGCGATGCTGTCGCTACTAATTCACCTAAATTACTAGCCATTTATCCTCCTTTCTTAACCAAATAAAAGCGGAAATGCTTTATCAAGCGTGGTCTCTTTCTCCGATTCTTCTTTCTTCGTTTCAAAGGCCTTGACCATTAAATCAAAGTCAGATAGTCGCATCTGCTTTATTTCAAGGATCGTATACCCTTGTTGCATCAGCTCTTGAAACCAGATTAAGAGATTGTCACGCGCTTCTTCTGGACTTATCCCTTTTTTTCGTCTTCACCCTCAAGATCTTCGATCACTTCTTCTTTAATTCCAAGCGCTGCGAGATAGATTTTTTCAAGTGTTTTTAAAATCGCGATATCTGCTTGCTTCAAATCTTCGACTTTAAACTGACCGCCAAACATATCCACGAACATCTTGAGATATGCTTCATTTAGTTTGCGATCTTCTTTTGGATCATTCGCTTTCTTAGGGTCTTGGATAAGTGCTGATTGTCGCACGTTTTGCTCAGTCGCGAGGAGGTTATCCTCCACATTGATATATTCTTTGGTAAATTCTTTATCAATTCCACCGATTTTTAGCTTGATTGTATACATTTCCTACTCCTTAAATAAAAATAAAAAGCATGGAAATAAAATCCATGCTTAGAAAGTTGTTATCCTGCGCCTACAGCACTAGCTGGTGCGGCGCTTACGACTTTGGGAAGACTGCTGCGCGGAATTTTTCCAAATTAAACGCTGGGTTATCTTCGCGGGCAATAATCATTACATCACCGTTTTCATCGTCACCACGCGCCACAAAGTTACCAGTTACGCTGTCTTCTTTTGGAGATGGTGAACCGTCTTTAGTTTCAGTTTCCATGCCAGGAAGAGAGAATTTACCTTTAAGGAGACCAATCCAGATAGCTTTACCATCTTCTGTAGATGTACGGAAGCAACAAGCCACATCTTTAGGAGTGAGGTTCTTGTTGTAGACTTCCATACCGTCTTTAACTTCGATACCGTACAACACTTTACGTGCTTCTGTTGGCAAGTCAAGTACTGAGATTTCCAATTGTGTACCTGTGATACCTGATGATAATACCACGTATGGTCCATCATCTGCAGCAATCGTTACAAGTTCGTTCGTGATATCAATCTTAGCAGATTTCATACCAGTCAATTTCATAGTTGTTGGGACTTTGTTTTCTGATGTTACTTCACCAAATTCAAATCCACGCAATCCAAATTTAACTTTAGACATTAATTAATCCTCGTTTCTTAATTTTTCAAGTTGCCAATCAAAAAAACGATACTTTCTTACGTTTACTAGTAAGTCAATATCGTTATCTCTATATCTTGGCAGTTCATTTGTTGTGTAACGGTCAAAGCCGTTACTCTCTAAAATCTTATCCATCAATTCAGCAATCTGCTCAGACTGCTTAGCGTTCAAGCACCAATAGTTAATTGTGATCCTGTGTTCTGTCGAGATGGCTTTATCATCTGCAAACTCAACATCATTCTCATAGGTTGGATAAATACGCATGAATGGAGCAAGCTCCTTACTCAAAGCGTTCGTAGGTCGTTCTGGGATATCGTAAGTAAAGATTCCTTGTTTAAATCCAAGACCGAATTTCTTCCCTCGTAACTTATCGAGTAAGCTATTCAGTTCTTCATCGTTGCTTAATAACTTATAAGCTATTGTTTCTACTGTCACAATCCCAATCCCTCCTTTACTTTCGTAGCGTATATTTCCTTTACAATTGGTGTTGCTTCATTAATTGTTTTTTCTTCAAAACCTTGTGCTTTTTGGTATTTTGTACCATCGTCTGGAAAGTGTATCCGCCAGCCTGTAGCACGACCGAAGCCAATATCTTTTGATATCAAACCGTGGTCACCACCTTTAAAACCTGTGACTTTCGTATCATCTTTGGCATGGACATTATCCATAACGTAATAAACGGGAGTATTTCTTTTCAAAATCTGTTCCGTTTCATCTGCTGCTTCCTTAACCGCAGATCGTGCAGCTTTCGGAGCTTTAACCTGCAGTTCGTTAAGCCGTGATAAAATCTGATCCAGACCCTTTGTCATGTGCGCCTCTTAATGCTGATCTTATCCATGTCAAATGATGATTCATCCACATCGACCGATACGATATCGTACTCAAACCCGTTAAACTCAACATGATCGGAGCTATCAAATGGTCGCTCTGGATTGTGACGAATATACAAGGTTTTTAATTCGCTCGAAGAAACAATTCCTTTAGCTTTCTTGTTGGCAGTTTGATTCGCTCCCTCTTGAAAGTCTTTCAAGGAAGTCTTAGCAACTTCAGCCCAGCAAGTATAGAGGTTTTTCCGAGATGGAGAGACAACCTCGCCATCTTCATTTTGACCTCCAATTTCACGAAAGAACGTTACTCTGTGATTCATTTTTCTTGTGATCATCGAGTTCCCTCCGTGTGCGTAGTTGATGGATAATATTAAGTACACCGTTTGCAAGTCCATGACGTTGTGTGTCAGCAGATAAGCCACGATGTTCGTATTCCTCTTTCACTTGCTTTTTAACCGCAAGCGAAAACTTAGCATATTTAGCTAAATCTTGAGGAGTTACATCATTTCCGATAGCAAAACAGATTTCATCTTCTGCAGCATCGATCATTTCTTCAAGCATTTGATCCTCAAAGTCAAAATCAATTTTGCAATAAAGTTTCACATCTTCTAAATCCGTTACAGCCATGCTATCACGCTCCAATCAAGGCAAGTAGTTGCTCTTTGGTTTGTGATGAACTGTATGTGATTCCTTTGCTATCGAGATAAGCCATGATGTCGGCTTTGGTGCTACTTGCGGTTGGTACTGCTAGAGTAACCGCAGACCGTGAGACACCCCCGCTTGCTGGGGGAGTATTAGGGCATAGTAACGAAGTAACCAGCTTTCGCATCAGCTTTCTTAACGTCAAAGCGTACAACCGCTTGCAAGTATTGACCGTAGATTT